AATATTAATATTGAGAGCTACTGTACTCAAGGTCATAGTTTTCACAATAAATATAATATTCGATATTACTAAACATTTAACCATGGCAGAAATTTATTCGTTAGATCAAGATTATTGCATCACTGAATTTTATAATGAATCTAATGATGGTAGTTATGATTATTATTAATATTTTGATTCAATAATTCTTATTCAAATATCTTTTATATTTTGTGGCCAAATCCAACAACTCCTTCTTTTCTTTATTGGTTTTATTTTTCCAATGTATTACTTGACTCGCAGTACCATAGTTTGATTCCAATTTTTTTTTATTCTTATTAATGAAAGAGTAATACAATGCATTCCATATTTCAAACCATTCGTGTTCAATTATTTTAGGATAAGTATTAATTTTAGTTTTGAAAGTACTCATTTTATTTATGTAGGCCGCTGAACTAAAATAAGGTTTAGTCATCATTACTGGTCCACTAGAATGTTGTGACATACCAAAGACGTTTGGATACATAAATACAGCGTAACTATCCAAGAACATACTTTGAAACCAATCATACACATCAGTCGGTAATACTCCAAGAAGCAAAGTAAAATTCCCTATGTACATTAATCTTTCAATATGATGTAAATATGCGTAATTCCATGTCTTTTTAATCAAATCATCAATAAAACTTATACCAGTATAATTGTCTTTGTTTTTAAACCAAGTTTTGGATAATTTAACTTTATTATTAAAATAATTACCTTCAAGTTCCTTGTAACGCAAGGTATAAATTAATCTACAATACTCTCTCCAACCAATTAATTGGCGAATGTATGCTTCTCCAGAAACCAAAGATTTATGACTTTTGATATTAATATTATCAACTACTTTTTTAAGTATTTCTTTAGGATCAAGTAGGCCAATATTAATTAATGGTGATAAAGTACTATGATAACCAGCGAATATTTTATCCGATACAGCATCCTGATATGGTCCAAAATTAAATAATTTATTTTTAACAAACTTATCAAGTAATGATTTAGCACCTTTGTGATCTATTGGTAGCCAAAAGAAATCTGATCCAGGATTATTAGAAAAATGTTTGTTGACATAACTCCTCGCATCACTAATATATTCGTTGTTGACTTCTTTAGGTACGTCATTTATTTTTATTGTGGCGGGAAATGTTTTTCTATTCTCAACATCAAAGGACCACGAACCACCAAGAGGTGTGTCATCGTCTTTCATCAGTATGTCAAGTCTCTGTCTTTGAAATTTGTAAAAATTATATTGCACAAGACCATCGTGATTATTATTGTACTCTTCAAGTATTGTTCTTGGAGTTAAGAAAGTTTTAGTGTCTAATTGTAAAAATTCAAATTTATGCTTTTTACATTGAGCGATCAAATCATGCAAAGTATCATGATCGACAGGATCATAAAACACAATACGCGAATTCATTGGTAATCGTGCAAATAAAGTATCATAATTAAAGAAATCCACATAATAAATTTTACTTTTAAATTCAGGATACTTTTTTTTAACGTAATCAAAATAATACTTCATGCTCGCTCTATGCAAAATTAACTTTTGTTTATGGTACTTATAATCGGTGAAATATACCGGATGTTCAATAATGTACACTTTAGATATATCATTCAAATTATGAGTTTTATAAAGATTAACTGGTAATACAAATAAAATATCAGGCATTTATAACTTTAACCCAGAATTTAACAAATAAAAAATGATATTTCCAAATCCTTGAATTTTCCATATAAGAATCCAAGAAATCTATAATCTTATTAAAGAATCAACAAATAATCATGGAAAGAAAGATTAGAGGTATGACCCAACCAATTTATTTAATTAACTTTGATGCCCAAACGGAAAACACCACATCCAAAAACTTTACTGTTCTCGGTACTACAGGAAGCGTTTATACAGTAGCTATTAATACTAAACCAACATGTACTTGTTTTGATTTTAAACGTCGCAAGACCAGATGTAAACACATTTATTTCATTTTAACTCGAGTTATGAAGGTACCGCAAGAAAACGAAGATATTCCTGAATTTACACAAGAACAAGTCACTCAAATGTTTACTAACATGCAAGCCATTGCCAACACTGTCTATGTGAGTGAAGACTTGAAGAGGAAATACAATGTAATGTGTGAGCTTAACATTAGAGAAAAGAAAACAGTGCCAATGAAAGACGAGGAATTTTGCCCTATTTGTCTTGATTACATCAAGTGTGAAGAACCCGAACCAATCGATTATTGTAAATATGCATGCGGTAATCCAGTTCACATTGGATGTTTTGAAATGTGGATTAAAGGTAGCAAGTGCAAGAAAGAAAAAGCAACTTGTGTCCTTTGTCGATCACAATGGAATTGTTAGTGATCAATTAATTATTTGTTTATTAATAAAGTAATTATTAATAAATAAACTCTGCATATATAAAAAAACACGAACACTGAACACTAACACAGGAACACTGAACACTGAATATGTATATATCAATGATATTTAATTACTTTTTTTTATTAAAGTTACCAGAGTTATTGGAACCCTTATTACCACCATTGTAACTTCCACCGCTTTGATTATTTCTTTTATTATTACCGGTATTAGAACCTCCAGTGAAATTATTTTTCTTAGAATTAGTTCTTTCTTCAACTTCAATATTTCTAAGATTGACAAAGACAAGATCAGCAAACTCTTCATAAAATTCTTCGACATCATGCAAAGATTCTTCAATCTCGCCAGTTTCATCATTCTTGCTACTGACTGTTACTTGATTAGTTCGAACTAAACGTTGAGGTAAAGTAGAAGCAAAGTTTTCAAAAATATCACCCAAAGAATTAATATCTGCGGAAAATTTACGATTGTAGCCATGTTTCTTCAAAACAATTGCCCACATTCTAATTTTACCATAGAGCAAGTTGACAAGTTCATAACTGTCACATCTATCAATGAATTTGCCAGGTGATGGTACATACATTGTGAGTAAATCTTTGGGAGCCCAAATATTTCCATCCAATTTGTTTTCAAATAAAATTTTAATTAATTCAGTGTAACCAAAAGAACTTGAGATCTTAAGTGAGTCACTGTACAATTTGTTCACTTTATCATAACATTCTCGAATATGATTAAAAATATCATATTTGCCATCTTGGATTTTCCATTCTCTCGTCACACTATTCACTTTACGACGCAAAAGAACCAATATAGTACCAATTGAAGCTTTACCGCATTTAACGTAACGGATTGGATAATTAATATCAAATAAAGATGGTTCTTGCGTTTCTACAGATGCAGAGCTTGATGTCATTAAAGTCGTTCCTGATTCGATTTCAGTTTGAGTTGTAGTTTCTGTTGTTGCACTAGACATTACTAATTAAATTCATAGTAAATTAATAATAGTATGTTACTTTCCAATATATTAGAAGATCATTTTTAATTACATCAATTTTTGACTTTTATACAATTGAAAAGTATAACCAATGAGATTTTTACAATCAGTAGTACGTCATGCTGGTTCAATTTACGGTATAATTAAAGTCAAATATAAAGGTAACTCTTATCCAGTACTATTAAACGGCAAAGATTATCATGAAATAAAAAATTTAAACAAAACATTTCACGTTGATCAGTTTGGACAAGTTTACTGTACCCATTTACATAACAATATTGAAAAGAAAATTTATATTCATCATATAGTTTTAGCAATCAATGATCGTAAATATTTAAAATCTCCTGACAAAAAAGTAATTTACCACATGAATCATATTAACCTCGATAACAGACTCTCTAATTTAACAAAAATTAAACCTCCAAATAATACTCCAAAAACAAGAATAATACAAATTGCAGATGCAAATGTTACACCTGATACAATACCCAAATATGTATCATATATGAAACCAAATAATACTCATGGCGAACGATTTGTAGTTAAATTCAATAATATTACATGGAAGAGTACTGGTTCTAAGAAACTTTCACTTAAATACAAACTTGAACAAACCAAAAAGTTTTTAAGAACAATATTATCATCAAATAAAATTTTAAAAGACTTGTATTTCCAAGAAGCAACAAAACAAGAAATTGATTCAGTTAAAACATACAATACTATTGTTAGGAAAGCAGGATATCAGCATATTAAACAAAAAATTAATAAAAATACAAATAATAAAATGCTACAATATAACGCAAAGGGCTTAAGTAAAGAAGAAAAAGTACTTTTAAATAAGTTTACAATTGATCCTGCTCTTTATCAAACAAATAGTCCTATCATACCATGATCAATCAATAATCTATTGTAACATCTCGAAAACACAAATAATTCATACTCTGGTTTATAAAATTCCTTTTTTTTATGTTCGCTCCATAACTTTAAATATGCACTTTTGAAACCAGAGAAATTAATAGTCCCAGATGGTTCAAATGTTTGAAGAAACAAACAAAAAGGATAAACATTTATTCCTCTGGGAATACTAATTCCGCAGTAATAATATGGTATTAAAGTATTAAAAAACTTGCTTGTGTGTCTTTTAATTATTTCGTAACTATCACAATATAAACTTGCTGTTTCAGTTGGATCACCGGAACCATCAATATAGACACCAAAGTTATCAAACTGATTCACATAAACGTCATGGTTTGTAATTCTTGTATCTTTATAATAACAAACCGGAATACTGACATCTTGAATGTTTATTTTAGTTCTGACATCAAGTATTTGAATTTGATTTTTACATGTCACGTGAATACAAGCTTTAATTTTATCCATTAAACTACAACCTTTAAAAACTAAAGATTGTGTATTTAATGCAATATATGATAAACTTTCGTTCTCAATTGTTATTTTTTTATTTTTGGTAACTCCATTACTTTCCGGAGGTATAATCAACCAAGCTTCACTTAAACATAATTTTTTCTCAGATAATACAATGCTATCGGCAAGAATAGAATACGATAACGTTAGAATAGTTGCATACCAATCAGATTCATGTGTGTAACAAAGAAACTTTTTAAAACTGTAATAATTAGGATTTCTTGATGCCCAAATAATATCTTTGCAACTTTTGGTGAAATCAAGTTTAACCAAATTTTTCTCATCATAAATGTAATCTTGATCTGTTAATACTTGATCAATTAAATACTCATGAGTAGATGTTGCAAAGTGACGCCTCTCTGGTAAATCCAAATAAACATAATTGACAAGGACAGAAAAACTAGTCATTTGCAAGTTTTTGTCATTGAGAATGCTTGGTGTATTAGTTATTATTAATTTTTCTATTTCATTGAAAGCCACCTTGAGTATTATATCTTGATATCTTATTGCAATGATTGGAAGAGCATTGCTAATAATTCTATTGAACCAAAATAATAAAGGTATTTGTAAAAGATATTCCGGTTTATTTTGAGAATTATACTCTATTAATTCTTCAACATTACCAAGCAAGATTGCATAACCTTTTTCTTTATTTCTTGTATTACTTTGTGATAATAATAACCAAATATACATCCATTCCCCGTATTGTGAATCGATTAATGTACCGCCAATATAAAGTTTTACATATTTAATCAATGCTAAACCTAACTTTTTCACCCAAGCAAAACGTACAGGTTCGTTGACTGATTCACAACTGACATATCCATCATTTAAACAAATTGCTGGTATTCGGACTTGCAGCACAGCATGCGTTATTAAATCTCCCATTCTCTCCAATTTGATATTGCTTGTTTTTCCAAAACCATAATTGAATGATGTTAATTCCACAGGAGACATTGAAAAATTAGTATGACATTTGTATACGCGCTTAAAAGGGTTGAATTGTGGTTTAACCGATAAAAAATTAAACACACTATTGTATTCCAATTGTAATAGTCCTCCACTCATTTATAATTATTATTATTCGTTATTATCAAGTCAATATATAACACACAAGTTTAATTAAATTGATCTAATTTACTTGATCAAATTCATAATTTTCTACAATAATAATATACCATACTTAATGAGTTCACGAGATAATCGAAGCTGGAACAGTAACCGATCATTTAATCGTTCATTAGCTAATAGCTCAAGACGATGGAACCGCGATGGTAACAGATGGAACCGTGATAATGACAGATGGAACCGTTGGAATCGCTGGAACCGAAGATACCCTTCAAGATATTGGAGATATCCCTATTATAACTATAATCCTTATTTTCCTAATACTCTTGATTATTATCCTGGAGCCCTTCCTCTTGCCAATGCTGCACCTGTAAGATGGTTTTATAGATATCCATACTACTACTACTTCTACGGTTATCCATTCAACAGATGGTATCGTGTATACCAACCAATCAATGGTCCCGCAGTTTACACTGTACCCAATGCCACTAATTTAGTTGCTGTTGATAATGCCGATGATGTTGCTCTTAATGCCACCGTTTACACTGTCCCTGAAGGATTTAATGGAACTACCACTACTGTTGTCACTGAAGGACCTGCTGTAGGAAGCAATATTGGTGAAGTTAAAGATTATGACTTTCGTGATTACGTCACATATGATAATTTATTGAGAAGTAACAACTCAACATATTTCATGTGGGGTGTATTTTTATTAATTCTTATTTTAATACTTGTTATTCTTTTCAGTTAAATTATCCAAGTGCCAATAAGATCTAATAATATGCCTCTTACTAGGTATATAACATATTAATAGATGTCAGTAGGCCTATTAAATTTTTTTGTTAACAGTATTCAAGAATCATATTTAACCTTGAATCCAGAAATTACATTTTTTAATGTAGTTTACAAAGCATATTCTGTATTTGCTGTAGAATCCGTAGCTGTACCACCAACTAATAGTAGACCTGTCGATAATACAAGTCATAATGGATTCAACACAGTCTTCTCTTATGAAATACCTCGAGCAGGTGATTTAATTAGTAAAATCTATGTCAGCATCAAACTTCCAAAGATACAATTGAAAAAATATTTACCCAAAATTAATAAAGAATTTAATCAACAAAACGTAAAAAATATATTCAATTCTGTTTCTAAAGTTTATGCAATGGTTTACACAATGGTGAAAACATTTTATGATTCAAGTAATAATCATGATGTCAATAAAGTCATTAATAATATACTTAATTATGTTAATGGCAACACACATTTAGAAGTATTGTATGCAATGATAGAGCATGATATTAAAAAAGACAAATATACATGTATTCATAAACTTGATACTTTTAAAATAAATAAAGTGTTCAGTGATCCATCGCTTAAAACAAAGAATCAACTTTTAAGGGTAGGGAATCAATTACTTGAAATCTTCACGCAAGTTAAACAATATTACAACAAAACAATAATTAATAAAAATAAAAGCAATAGTAAATATTTGCACGCATGGGTTAAATATCTTGGTTATGCCATTATAAATTCAGTGACTATTTACATTGGAGGACAAAAAATAGATGAACATACTGGTCTATGGTTAAATGTTTGGCATCAATTAACAAGGGATCTAAGTACTGAGGATATTTTCAATAAAATGATTGGCAATATAGAATGTTTAACAAACTTTAACGATAAAAATAAACCATCATACACATTACAAATACCTTTAGAATTTTGGTTTTGCAGGCATTATGCATCAAGTTTACCTCTTTCTAGTTTACAATATCAAACAGTGCGAATTGAACTTGCTACAAATAGTTTCAAAAATCTTTTCAAAACTATCATAAACAAAAATTATTGTGACGCGGATAATAATAATAATGATTGTAATGGAGATAATGATTGTAATAAAGATAATGATTTTGACGACGATAATAACAATCAATTATGTTCCAGCATTTACCCCGTTTTACTGATAGATTATATTTATCTAGGTAAACAAGAACGAATGGAATTTGCTTGCAAACCACAGGAATACATAATAGATCAAGTGCAAATTTACACACAACCTGCCAAACTTTTCAAGGATCTTGCAATAAATCTTGATTACTTTGTTAACCCAATAAGAGAATTTATTTGGACATTAGAAAAAGATTGGAATAATTATGAAGAAATAGACAATGCAACGCTTTTACTTTATGACAGTGCATTGGTTGAAAATTTAAATGGAAATTATTTTAATTATGTACAACCTTATCAACATCACCGTACCACACCAGGTGCAGGAATTTACAATTATTCTTTCAGTTTATATCCTGAAGAATTACAAGTATCTGGCAGTGCTAATTTTTCTGTCATTATGGGAAGTAGATTATTAATTCACAGAAAAGATTGTTGTGATTTAGACAGCGATTGTATTTACTTGAATATTTTTGGACGCGCTATTAACGTTTTACGTTTCATTGGAGGATTTGGTGGTTTGGCTTTTACTTATGGTTAATAGAATATTGACTAATAATTTTATAACTCTAGTTTTTTATTTATGCATTAACTTGTAAATATAATATTATTACACTTTCTAATATAAAATGGCTCAGTATCAACAATTATTAGCTACTAACTTTGAATATGGAACCGTCACTCCAAACTTATCTAATACGTTATTCAAAAGTAAGATGACAATTGGAGAACCATTTTTCCAACAAACTGAAATAAACGGTATCAATGCAAATTATTTTTTTGGTTCTACAACTGATATTAATATCCCAAGTATGGGTGATTATTTATACCGTTTGACATTACATGCTGACTTGCCTGATCTCAAAACACAATTTAAACAATTGCGAATATCAAAGATATTGAAAATATTAAGTACTTTCGGAATAACCTTATGTGTCGATGAATATAATAACATATTAAATGAAACCTTCAATGATAACAAACAAATGTATGAAAGGATAACAAATTCAATTAATGTATGGATTAAAGATAGTCAAGAATTAATTAATAAAATTAATAATATTTTGAAAAATAATTTTAATAAAGAATCAATCATGGCTTTAATTAAAAATGATGCCATGTATCCGTTATATTGTAGTTTACTTGAATACAACAAAAAAGATTATTGTGCTGTCTCTGTAGTAAATAATAGATGGATTTGTAGATTTATTAAGGATAATTTAATGGACAAGTTAATAAGTAGTAATGCATATACTAATGATTTCAAATTATTAATAGATATTAATATTAATTTACCATTACAGAATACAATTAATACTTTGATTGAAAAAACTCAATGTGGCAACACTATTTTGTTTAAATACTTGTATGATTTTGAATATGGAACTTATGATGAATTTTTTAAATATCTTGAAACAATAATACTTGGTAAACAAGGCATTGAGGATCATTGTAGAAATGGTGCTATATTGTTCTGCCGTGGTCCAAAAAAAAAATTTGGTGGTTGTGGATCATTGATGGTGGCACTAGAACAACAAACTATTCTTGATAATATAAGTACTTTACTTGAACATATTGTTGCCTTGAATGATTACAAAACATTATTAAATACTTTAGACCTTATTGCTGTAGGTTCGGAATATTTGGATTTTAAATCCTGTGATTTGAATATTGTATGCTATAATTTGAATATGTTACCAATAGTGACACTTATTAATTTATCACAAGAGCTAGCTGAATGGTGTAGTACCAATAATTTTTATGAAATTAAAATGATTGTTAGTGATGTATGTCGAAAAGTTATTAATAATGTGTGTAACAAATTAAAAAACTTGTTGCCAATATTACTACAAAACCAATACGCCATTGATGAGAAACTAAATATTATATTGCAATATCCTATAATTACAAATGAAGCATTATTTGAAATGCTGACTGGTGAACTACATGGATTATCCAGATACAATGATATTTCAACCGTATTAAGTTATGCTAAAAAATATCTTTTAGAGTCTCAATTATGTTCTTTAATCGATCAAATAAATGCAAATTCCAAATTATACATGGCACAATGTAATAATTGTTGCATTAATAATGATACCACACAACAAAATAAAGTAATTGAAGAATTGTACACGATAAAAAAATTACTGAATAATGGATTTAATAATTTTTGGTGTTATTGCGATAATGAAATAATAGATTCAAAAACTTACGATGATGCAATTAATAGTATTTTTACTGCTTTAAAAAATAATAATTTGTTAGAGGAATTTATGAATAATGAAGAGATAGATAATATTAAGGATGCATTATTATCAGAAAGCTATTGTACAATGACAGAGTTTCTAAATGAACTTAATTTAAATAATAAAAATTACGAATTACTTTATAATAAAACAAAGGAACTGACAAGCGCGCCTCAACATAGTAGTTTATTACGGGAACAACTTGCAACATTTTTATTATGCAAAATGAAGCATGGTGATATATATCATTTAGCCGTTTCTAAAAACGAAACGGAGATTCAAGGAATTGCAAAAAAGAATAACAAAACACTTAAAACTATTATGGGTGAAGACAATAACGTTTTTAAATTACTAAAAAACATTTACAAAAATAAACAAATTAAAGTACCGTACATTGATAATATTGGTATTATAATGATTAAACAAATTGATTTGTATATTGGTACTCAATTATTGTGCAGTGACTACGGTGAGAGAATGTATGCTGAACATTTACTTTTTGATGATGTTAAGAATCGCGACAATTATACAAGACTAGTAAGCAAAAATCCGGTTTATGTTCCTTTAAATTTTTGGTTTAATAAAGGCCCAGAAAGCGCATTGCCATTATGTAATTTGTCATGTCAAGATATTAAATTGAGAGTGACGTTGCATAGTATAAAAAAGTTAATTAAATTATGTAAATATTGCGAAGCGCCAACATCAATACAATTTCCTGGTTCGATATTAGCACAATATGTTACAATAAGTGATGAAGAGAGAAAAGTTACAATGCGAGATATTAGCTATAATGTAATAACATTAATTCAAAAAGCTGGACCCAATTATATTGATTGCACTGGGAGTAATGATATTTGTGAATTTCAATATCATTTTAGAAGAATGGTTAAAACATTATTGATAGCTGCTGATTATAATTTGCATGATACAATAAAAGGAATAGAAATACTATTTGATGGAATTGCGCGTGAACCAATGAAACCCATGGCATATTATAATTTAATTCAACCGTATGAAAGATTCACTTCAAGTCTATCTAATAATTATTTTGTTTATACATTCTCATTAGACCCGATTAATGTACAACCATTGGGTAATTTAGATGCAAGCAATGTTAAAAATATAATTATTAGATTTCATTTGAATAAGAGTAAATTGGAAAAATCAAGCATACAAAGAATTAAAATTAATGTATATTCAAGTTTTTATGAACTGTTGAGATTCTGTATTAAATTTTAAATTATTATGGTCATTTATTATGATATTTTTTATTAAGTTGTTAATGTATACATATGGCTGCAATAATACAATTAGCCTGTAAAGGTATTCAAGATAATTATTTAACTGTAGATGCCAGCGTGACATTTTTTAGAGCAGTTTACAAAAGACATACCCAGTTTGCAATTCAAACAGTAAAAAATTATTTTACAACACCACCTAATTTTGGCGCTAAATATAGTTGTAAGGTTGCAAGATGTGGTGATTTACTTAGTAAAATGTATTTGGTTATGGTATTGCCTTGTTTAAATGTACCACAATCACAAAATTACAAAATTTCTTGGGTAAAGAAAGTAGCGTTTAAATTAGTCAAGAGTGTAGAGTTAGAATTTAATAGTATTGTGATAGAGAAGCATTATGGCGAATGGTATAATATTTGGTATTCGTTGACAGTACCAGATAATGCTCGATACGACAATTTAATTGGATTATCCAAGGTACTGAATGAACCAAGTAAATATATTCCAGAAACAGAATTGGTGATACCATTGAGTTTTTGGTTTAATAAAAGTATGTCACTGGCACTGCCATTATTGAGTTTACCTGATCAAGAAATAAAAATAAATGTGGAACTCAGTGACGCCTCCTGTTGTATTATGCTAACACCAACTAATTACATTAAAATTAAGGACCCACTTGTCACTTTCAAGAAAGGATGCATTATTAAACAAATAAAACATGGAGTTGAAACAGCTGTAGGTAAATATTGTTACGAAGATGTGCTAAAATCAAGAATTTATTATGAGAAATTATATGGTGAATTTTGTGATGGAATCCTTACAGATTTGAAAGAAAAAATCTGTGTTACTGCAACTGGTAAAGAAGGAATTTATTTTCCCATTCAAGAATGCAACAATATTAAATTAGTTGACATGCATTTATTATGTGATTATGTATTATTATGTCCTGAAGAGAAGGATAAAATGATGATAAAGAATTTAAACAGAGCATATTTAATAGAACAAGTATTGTATTACGACGAGAAGATTTTAACAGGTCCGGATACTATATTCACTCTTAAGTTTTCAAATTTGTGTAAAGAAGTAATATGGGTTGTTCAATCTGATTATGCATTATTTGCAAAACAGTATTTCAATTACACAAGTGATATTGTTGGTTATTGCAACAATAATTTAGACTGTGAAGATAACACAATAATAAAAAAGGAAACAGTACTTACTGATAATATAGAAAGAATCACATTAAGAAGTTCATTATATTTCGATTCTTTACAACCATATACATATCATTCAAACTCGTCTCCAGGCATTAATACTTACAGTTTCAGTTTATATCCGGAAGAACTGCAACCATCAGGATCAATTAATTTAGAAACGATATCAAACTTTGGTTTAAAATTAATAATAAATAAGAAAAAACGATGGAATCAAATTAAATTGAGATCATATGCTAGAATTTACAATGTATTTGAAATACGTGATAATTTAGGAGCATTGATGTTTAATAATAACAATATATGATGGATGTAATTATTTTAAAAGGTAATTATTTAAAGAGGAATGGGAGCTTCATTGACTTTATTGGCACCAGCTGGTAATGAGTCAACATAGTTAGCGATTTTAAGTAAAGCGTTAACAATTTTACTTTCTTGATTCCATATATTAGATCCTCGAAGACGCAATCCATCAACAAATCGTTTCATTTCTCCTCGAGTGATGTCTTGAGCATTTGTTTGATATTGACCTCCATTATCTACGAAATCACCAAATGTTGATAAAAATTTGTACATTCGATCTTCATAAGTTTTAAGATTTTGAACTAAATTTTTAAATTGATCAGCATCATTTTGATGTAATTTTTTACCGTTATTAGCTAATTTACTGATTAATCGTTGATACATAATATTAGCGAATCGAGTGCCACAATTAATGTTGTTCATGTTATTGAGTTGTTGGATTTGGAATTGATACGCGCGACCACCAACTTGAACTGTAGGATTACCTCCATGACCACCATGACTTCCAGCGCCACCCATCATGCCAAAAGCTCCAGGAATATAAAGGTTAGAAATGTTTGGTCTTAAATAAAGTAATGGGTTCAAATTGTATTGACGTTGATTATTTCTAAGAGAGGCTTGGATATATCGCAGAGCTTCAGTATAACTTGGGAATCTAAGATGATAAACCTGATTGATACTGGCCAAAGGATCTTGTCCTGCACTTTCTTTAGCCATTTGTTCATAACTATTAACATCGTATGCTTTATTGGCGTTAAGAATACCAGGGTTAGCGTTAATGTATCGGACTAAAATGTTAAGGAAATCAATAATATGATTATCTCTATTCAAAATTTTATCTCTTTTAGCTTGATCTTTGATGTAATTGGGAAGAGTGTTATTAATCCAATAATTTACAGAATTTATTTTTCTGGCATCTCTGTCAACTGTGAAACCAAAACTTTTGAGCATTAAGAGGACAAAATAAGGATGCAAGTTTTGAACCGTATTTTTAAAATTTTGATAGTTAGTGGCTAATTTAGCTATTAAATCATCAACTAAAGCATTAACATTTCCTTCAATGTCGTCACCGTTCATAATTTCTTGTTGAAGAATTAAAGCACGCTCACAATCTCTATCATCATATCCGGGGAACATAGTCCGACAATCAGCGCCTAAATATTGCGAATAATCAGCAGGAGCGGCCATACGCGTGCCATTGTAAACTCGATACCATTGACCTTTTTCTTTAAACCACATTCCACCACTAATGTATGATTCTTCATCATAGTTTTCATCAATTTCTGGACCGAATAAATCAGCAGCAGGAGGATTTGCATTTAAATTATCAAGAATAATTTGAATTCCTGATGCAGCGGTTTGAGGTGGCGGATTTGGTGCTGCAGGTTGAACTGCTTGAGGTGCAGCCATTTGTTGTGCACCCTGTGCTTGTTGCCTAGCAGCTGGTTGTGCACCCTGTGGTTCTAACCCACCAAATAAAACTCTTAAGCCACCTTGTACATTAGTTGGTCTTACCATGTCTGTCTTGCGTATATAACCAAATGCAGAAAAAAAAACGCTAATTACTATATTTAAATTTCAAACTCGTAATAGAGTATCTCTTAAAATTCCAATGATTCTTATATTATTAAATTAATTTAAAGGTATTGGTGCTTCATTAACTTTATTTGCATTTTCATATGGTTTTAACTTATCAATAGCCATTAATAGTGCGTTAATAACTTGATCACCTTGTAAATTATAGTTTTCTTTAGCCAAATTGAATTTGTTTAAATTTGCATATTGTTTAATTTCTTTTTCTCCTAAAACTACCTCATCGTCACTAGTTTTTCTGTTGACATATTCAGTAATAGTTTTAAGATTATTATAAACAATATCTTCGTAATATTTCAAATTATCTATTTGTCTTTCAATAAATTTGTTATCATTTTCATCTAATTGTTTACCATACTTGGCCAATTCACTTTTGACATTATTGAAATACATTTTCATTAAATTATAACCATGAGTATCCTGTTGAGAAATACCTTCAGCACTGCTAACAGCAGCTCCACCCATCATTACATTATCTGCAAAATTTGTACCTGCTAATTGACTAAATACCATCGGGTTAAAACTAGTTGATGATACATTATTACCAATTCTGAGTATTTTATTACTTTTGTAATATTTGAGAGTGTTTTCTAATTCTTTCATGTTAGTATTAATAGAATAATATTTATCCATGCTTCCAGGACTATGTATTTTAATTGCGTTTGGATCAAGTATGCGAGGATTGTAATTAATAAATCTAACTAAATAATCTAAGAAATCGAGTAATTTGTAATTCTTTTTTATTAATACTTCCAATTCATTTGATGTAAAATGTTGACTCATGTAATTCTTTAACCATAAACCAACTGAAATAATTTCGTTTTTTTTGTTCACTTTAAATCCGAATCTCATTAGTATGGTCAAAGCTAATTCTGGATGAACA